AAACGAGCAATCTCTAGTTGTTGAGAGACATTCTCATCATGCTTGCCCTTGAAGTAACCACCCCCAAAAGAGATGGTTACAGACAAGACAAACCCTAAGATTACCCAAGGGTTAAAGATACTCATGGCGCAGGTGGCTCATCATTGTCATTAGCCTCTGCCTTGGCACTGGCATTGGCAATAGCCTTGACACCAGAACGACCCGCTACACCACCCAACACACCAGTGATAAACACCATGATGGTGCTAATCTGTTGCGTGTAAACCTTGTCAATTGCCGCCATAGCACCATTCATAGGCTGAGTGACAAAAGAGACTGAGTACAGGAACATACCCATAGAAGCCAACAGAATGGTCACCAAGACCACGATAACGAATGCCCATACTCTGACCTCGATCTCGTCTGCGGTCAAACGGTTGTTTTGCTTGTATCCAACGGTTGCCATTACTTTTTCTCCTCTGGTTTGACTAACATATCAGGACAAGTACCTGTAGCGGTACAAATCGGCGGTTTACATTCATCAAGTTCCCAGTTCAGCGGGTCTTGGCAAGGGTAACGAAATCTATCTGAACAACCCGCTAACAACCCGCAAAGGATACCAACACAAATGGTCAGCATCACTACATAAAAGTCATGTTTTGTCATTTTTGCGTTTCTCCTGTTCAATTTGCCGTCTTAACTTCTGAATCTTTTCTACCTCTTGTTTGACCTCGTGCTTGGCTTCCAAGATGTCCAAGTACAGCATCGCACCCAAAGGCAAAAGCAAGGCCACCAACACACAAGCAGCAATCCATCCCATTATGCTTTCCCCCAACGACTCACGAGGAGAAGCCACAGCCACAGGTAGAGGAGGAATATAGTAGTCGCCGCTAGGTACGCTAGTTTTAGCTGGAAGTTTCTTTCTTCCTCCTTTCGTAGCCATACTTCTTGCCTCTTTTTCGCCTCTTGCTTCAGCCTTGCTTGTTCTTGCTCCTCATCAATAAGTTCTTTCATGTCAAAAACCGAACTGTACAAAGCACCCATCTCAGGGGGACTCTGATAGACCATTGTTTCCCTGATCTGGACAATGAGCCTGTCCATCTCTTGCTGTGCCATCACTCTTTTGAGTGCCGCCTCCATGTGGTTTTGATCTGGGTCGTAGACTGTTCTAGACTTTTCTTCTTCTTCTCGTATGTGTGCAGCAAGTTGTTCTTGAAGTTTGAAGAACTCAGTGAGGTTCTTAACGATGTCCACTTTGACTTGAGTTTCGTCAACAGCAACATAAGCAGACTTTTTAGCCTTTGCAACAGGTTTAACAGCTTTAGGCTTGGGACTAGAGCCAAAGAAACCGCTAAGTTTCGACCAGAAACCTTTAACCTCTCTACCAATAGCGATAACTTCATCAGCAGTGGCTCTAATCTCCACAAAAGACTCTTTAGCTTGTTTGTAAAGCTCACAGCCAGCTTGGATGTTTTTGACCAAGCCAGCCGCAAGAAGACAGATACTGATTGGGTCAATTTTCTGTCCTTAGTCAAGTGGAAGTCTGAGTTCAGGAGGAATATTCATGGTTGTACTTAACATTCCACGACCATAATAAGATGGCTGTGGAGGTGGAGTAGTACCAGTCAGCAATCCACTTACAGTTTTTTCTGCGGCTTGTCTACGCAATAACGCCTGAAGTTTGTCAGCGCCAAATCCTGCTGCGGCAATTGGAATTGAATACTTCAAAGTCTCTGGACTACCAACACCAAAACCTACTGCTCCACCAGTAACCAATTGACTGCGTTGAGGATTGAATTTAGCCATCAGTGTCAATAATGGGTCTAAAGAACTTCCCTTAGCAACAGCTTTAATTGCGTTTTGCTCATCTTTAGAGAACAAATTCATCTTGCCTTTATTGGCAGCAAGATTGATAAAGCCTTGACGTATCAATTCACTTTCAGACGCACTTGGATTCAATGCCTTCGTTTCTGCAACATCAAGAATGTTTTCTAGTGTTGATGCACGACTTAGATTTCTCCAATCTTTTCTAGCATCAACAATTGTCTTAACAGCTTCATCAATTCCACCAGCACCAGCAGATACATCTTTTGGAGATAGGTTTGCAACTTGGTCATCAATTGATCTAACCATTACGCCAGCCAATCTACGAACGTTTTCGTCTCTATCACCTTTAAGGTCGTTTGCAAGTTGGCGCATTTGATCTAGTTCATCAAATGACAATTTGCCTTTAGCTAAAAGGCTATCGTACTTATTTAAAACTGTTTGAACAGAAGGTGCGTTCTCTGGCAAAAATCGAGCATTATTTAAGTTTGTCTTGACATCATCAACAATGGTAGTGGCTGTTTTAGGTGTCAACTCAATACCAAGATCAGAAACCTTTGTATATGCTCTAGCCGCACGTTGCTTAACATCTGCCATAGTAGCAGTGGGTTGTTTACCTGAAACAATGCGACCAGCAACATCTCCAGCAGTTTTGCCAACAGCACCAGATACGCCAATGGCAGCAATTGTGGCAGCAAGATCACTACCAGTGATTTGTTTTACTTCTTCAGCAACAGGCTGTGCAACCATAGGTGCAGCAGTAGCCGCTGGTAATTGACGAACCAAATCAGCACCAAAGATAGATTTAGGAGCAACCGCAGCCATGCCTCCCGCTGAACTCAAGGCTTGCATACCAACCTGTGCTGCTCGTTCTGCACCAGTTTGAGGCTCAGGCAAACCAAGTTGAGTAAGGCCTTGGCTTTGCATTTGAGACAAATATGGCGCACGTTTCTCTGAGCCAACAATATTTGCACCAAGGTTATATGCGCCACTTAGAAAGTCAGCGGCCATATTTACTGGAGTTGACAGACCAGTTGTTACCGCACGAACACCCAAACCAACCTGACGACCCAAAGAATCAATCAGTCCTGACTCTTGTGGCTGTTGTGCTACTGGTTGTGCTGGAGCTTGAGTAGTAGGCTGAACTTCACCCAAACTAGCCTTAATCTTTGACAAAGCCGCTTCATTGCTCAACCCATCAGGCAACTCATACGAAACACCCTTGTATTCATAAACAGTACCCATGATTTTTTCCTTTAATCAAGTTTGATTGGGTTTTTTGCTGTGCCAGCAATAGGGCCATAGTAAGGCTGAACACCTTGCGATGTTCGTCTGCTATCAATTCTTCGCTTGGTATTTTCTTCAGCTTTTACAGTTGACTTGTAGAAGTTGTTTAAAGCCTCTAAAGAAGTTTTTGTGTCATTTGCACCAAACGCAGCAATAAGTTCATTTGCAAATCGCAATACGTCTTTGTCTGTTTGTACACCCTTGGCAGCGTCTGTCTTCAAGTTTGTTGCTTCTTGTACAGCACGTTGCAATTGAGCATAAGCACGACTCTCTACAGTTGAATTGCCAGCGGCATTTTGGCCTAAATATCTCAAATTGTTTACAGGGCCAAGTTCCAAAGGTGCTTTTTTGGTTTTAGGGTCTACTGTTAAAGATTGAATTGCAGGAGTCAAAGAATCTGATCTAGCCCGCAAAGAATCAACTAACTCAAGGTCTTTGCTTTCATCTCTTTGCAGTTGAACAGGGAGAGGTTTATTTCTAGCGATTTCAGCATCTTGCTCTATTTTTTGTGCTTTTAAAGTATTGTTTAATCCAGCTTGTTGTTGTGCCAATGCCAAATATTGTTGTGATGTCTCCAAACCTTGACGCTTCAAATCATTCATTATTTGTGAATTTTGGTCAAGACGAGTTTGTGTTTGTTGGAACTCAAAAGAACGTTGAGCCGCTGTCGCCAAATTAGCCACCAACTTATCGGTCTGTTCTTCGCTGTAGATACCCTTGTTAAAACTGTTTTTGTATTGTTGAGCCGTTGTTTTAAGTGCTGCTGGAATAGTTGGGTCATTAACAAACAAGTCAAATGGATTGACTTCAGGAACACCAGCCGCACCAAGTTTACGCAAGTCAGGCAAAACCTTTGCTTGTTCAGATATAGCCGCACGACCTTGAGGGAAGGAAAGCAATCTATTTTTAACTTCCTCATTGATAGTGCCATCAGGATTCTTGATTTGTCCAACCAACTCATTAGCCAAGTTAGTAAGACCAGCGGCTCGCATACCTTGACCACGTTGAGTCAAGTAATCTTGAGTTTTGAGTTCATTCAATTGCTGCTCTTGAGTTTGTTGCTTAACTTTCATCATCTCATTACGCAACAAGAAAGCTGCTTCTTGGTCACCTGTTTGCAATGCGGCTTGAATGGCTTGAGCATAGGAATCAGGATTAGCAGGGTCAATCATTCCAAGCAACTGTTGACGCTGTGTAATCTTTTGCAACTGTGGGTCAACACCACCCAATGCACCGCCGATAGCACCTGCCAAACCATAAGCACCTTGACCAATAGCAGCACTTGCTTGTTGGAAAGGGTCTAGTCTTGCAAACTCCATTGCTCTGGCACGAGCAAGGTCTTGTTGTTGTTGTTGATACTGTTGTGGGCTTGCAAACAAGCCTAAGATTTCTGATGCCATAACTTGTTCCCCTTAAGTACCAAACAATTTGCGAATATCAAATCCATAACCGCCACTCTTTCCGAAGTAGGCATCAGAACCGCCACCAAAACCGCCAGAAGTAAACGCATTCATCAGTTGAGGATTCTGTGAGCCTTGAATCAATGCAGTCGCCAATGGGTTGTAAGCATTTGCTTGAGCCATTGTTCCAGCCGCATTAGTTCCACCCATAAGCATTGCTTGTGCAGCCGCATTGCTCTGACCTTTAGCGCCCAAGTTAATGCCAATATCCAAAGGCTGTTGACCAGCGGCTTCAAGGGCTTTTTCTTGACCGAAATAAGCCTCAAATGGGCTCAAAGCACCAACTTGACCAGCTTGGTATTGACCCAATAGATTGGAACCTGTACCAAACAATCCTGCGCCAAAAGCTGTACGACCTTGTTCCATTGCTTGCTGACGAGCCAACAAGTCTGCACCAAAACCGTATCGACCTTGCTCTAATGCTTGCTGTTGGGCAGTGAATTGTGAGCCAAGACCCAAACGTTGAGCTTCTTGCGCTTGCTGTTGCGACAAAATGTTTGTTCCAAAACCAATCTGTCCTTGACTTAACGCTTGTCCTTGATTTAATAAGTTTGCACCAAAAGCAGCTTGTTGTTGACCAGCTTGTTGTGCTTGAGAAGCCAAACCTACATCCTGTTGGGCTAAAGCGTTGTAATAAGCCTCCAATTCAGGTGTAGTAGCACCCAATCCTGCCGCACCACTAGGTCTAGCACCTGTAGCACCTACAGACAATCCACTACGACCTTGTTGAAACAACTGATTCTGCAACTGAGCCATTTGACGTTCACGGCTAGGAGCAAGCAAATCCTGTTGCTGTTGCATATATCTAGCCGCAACATCTTGAGGAGACTGACTAACATACTGTTGACCCAATGAGGTAAGTGCTTGAGCGCCCGCTGATGGAGCAAACTGTTGTCTTGCAATGTCAACTAACTGCTGATCTTGACCTTGAGCAAGTAAACGTTGACCTATGTCGCCAACACCAAAATTAGGTTGAGCGCCTAAGTATTGGCTTGCAATACCACCTAAACGCTGATCGGCAGGTTGGCTAAGATACTGCTGACCCAAACCAAACAAACCTGAAGCGGCAGCAGATAATGGTTGATACTGTTGTTGCGCCTG